ATAGGACTTCTGAGGGCGAACAGGGATGAGCTGGCGCGTCAGATTGACGGCATAGTCGCTCCGGAAGCGGTGAAGAAACGCCTGAGGGTTGATGCGGGCATCGATGACCTTGATATAGTAAAATTGATGGACAATGTCGCACAGGAAGAAAGTTAACGTCGAGCGGACGGAAAGCGCGTCGGTGCAGTATCAGAACAAGTTCGCGCAACTGGTCGCCCTCGTCGGAGCACGGAAGACCTATTGCGAGCTGGGGCGAGGCTCCGCGAAGACCACCGACATCCAGGTTGAAAGGCTTATCGACATAATGTTCGATATGCCGGGCGCACCCTGTTGCTGGGTTGCCGATACGTTCAGTAACCTCACGGCGAATGTCCTGCCTTCCGTATTGGAGGGACTTGAGCGCAAGGGATTCAGAGAAGGCGAGCACTATGTCATAGAGAAGCAGCCGCCGGAGTTTACCGACGCTGAGACAAAGAACCTTCCGGACTGGCTCAAGCCCCATTTCTGGAAGCCATTCAACAGGCTCGTTTCCTACAAGCGCACCATCATCTTCTTCACAGGGCTGAACATCCGCTTCGGCTCGCTCGACCGTCCGTCGACTCTCGCGGGCGCGTCATACGTCTTCGTGTTCGGGGACGAGGCGAAATATTTCCGTGAAGATAAAATTGCCAATCTTCTCAAAGCCGTGCGCGGCTACAGACAGGAATATGGAAGGAGTGTGTTCTATCGAGGCGTGTGCTTTACATCCGATATGGCGGACGTCTCCCACATCGGGGAATATGACTGGATGCACAAAGAGGCGGACAATGTAGACAAGACTGCGATACTCACGGTGATAAAGGCTGGGCTCGTGTATAACGAGGCCCTGCATGAATATGTGGCTGCCAAGGATAAATGGCTCAAGACAAAGTCGCCTGATGACCTCAATGACTGCCGGAACAGACTCCGCACAGCCGAACTCTGGAAGGCGCGGTGGACGGAACTTCGCAGCCGTCCTGAGGCATCGACTTTCTACATACGCGCATCGAGCTATGTGAACGCGGACATCCTCACGGAAGAATGGTTCTCCGATGCCATTGCCGCGAAGTTGCCTGACCTTAACACTGCCATCCTTTCACTCAAGCCGCGACTCGAAAGCGGCGACCGCTTCTACACCGCGCTCTCCGCACGGCACTTCTACTACGACGGCATAGATGAGGACGCATACGACCGTCTCGATATGCGCGAGGTCGAGGACTGCCGTGTGCTCCGCCATCTGAACCGCACCAAGCCATTGCAGGCCGGCGTTGATTTCGGCAATATGTGCTCGATGACAATCGGGCAAGATGGGAGTGAACAGGGACATGAGATTATCAGAGTGCTCAAGTTTCTCTACACTTTGGCTCCGGAATACACCGAGGATCTCGGAGTGAAGTTCCGTACCTACTTCGCGGCCATGCAGAACCGCGTGCTCTATCTCTACTACGATCGCTCCGGCAACGCCTACAAGTCCGTGGGCGAGGATCAGGTCTCCAAGTTCAAGCGTGCCGTAGAGTGGGACGGTGGCAACAGGACCGGATGGACGGTGCACCTGATGTCCATACGTCAAGGCAACATCGGCCAGCCGGAGGAGTATGCCTTCATGCAGGAGCTGATGTCGGAGCGCAACCCGCGCCTGCCCTGGCTTCGCATTGACGCCTATGCCGCAAAGAACCTGAAGATGTCGCTCGAACTTGCGCGCACCAAGGTGAAGTCCGGAGTTGTGTTTAAGGACAAATCGAGCGAACGCCTGCCTGTGGCCGAACTGCCTACCCGTTCCACCAACCCGTCGGATTCGTTCAAGTATCTGCTTATGACAAAGGAGAGGCGCAAGCTCGCCTCGATGCGCTCTTCTGCCGCGAAATCCAACCTTGACCCTCAATTCAAGTAGCCCGGCGCGGGGTCAGCGCGTCATATATCACCTTTTTCCTCGTTTGCGACCGCAAACGAAAATGAGCGCGGCCGGGCTTTTTTGTCCGCGAAATAAGCATTTTCTCCGGAACGGACGTGGCAAGGCATTGACATATACATATATACCTTAAAAATATTACCGAAATCTTGTAATTTTTCGGATGTACGGAATATGAGACTGTCCGTTTCGATGGCATATGTGGGCAATCTGCGCACCGGCCGCGGCCTCTCATTTCGTGTCCTTTGACGAACGGGCGCGAGGGAGTAGTTTTGCACTATGGATGTTTATGAAGCGATAGACAAAATGAGACGCCTCTCTTCCGAGGGAAAGACTTTTAGCTTCTCGTTCATGTCCTGCAATCTTTCGGCAGGAACGAGCGAGGGCGTTGTCTATGTTCCGCATGCTCGGCTCCGCAAAAGAGAATGTAGGGAGCATCACCTTCACGCGGATATGGTCGAGGCATACATCAATCTCGACACGATGGAAAACCGCCGTTTCTACCAGCCGCTTCTGATGACCTTCAACGGAGAAAAAGTTACATTGAGATGAAGAATACGGTTAAGAAGATTTCGGACCATTCCTATGCGCTGCACCTTGAGGACGGGCGGTGCTTCACCCTCTCGAACAGAAGGGACAGTAGCCTCGACTCGCTGTTCTGGCAGGCGCAGGACCGCAACTGGGAGTATCTCCCGCACACGATTCAAGGCTACAGGGTGATACCCTACGGCATCGACAACCAACTGCCCACGCGCCTGCGCGACATCCTCGACTCGAACAATCTCGGTCCAGGCATACTCGAACGCCAGATGGGACTCCTGTTCGGTCAAGGGCTCTATCTTTCACAGCTTTCCTTCGAGGGCGGCAAGATTGAGCGGCAGTGGAAGGAAGATAGGGAAATCATGGACTGGCTGGAGAGTTGGGACTATATCTCCTACATCAAGGGCTGCATGACAGACTACCTGCACCTGAAGGGATTCTTCGATGCGAAGTATCTCGAACGCGGTCATCGCATCGGGCGCAATCCGAGGATTTCCTGCCTTGAGCACATCCCTGCGAAGAACGCCCGTCTCGAATGGACGGACAGCCGGGACATAAGAGATGTGCGCCACATCATCGTCGGAGATTTCGAGAACGCTTGTGTGAGGACTGGGGTGCGGGTATATCCCGTTTATGACAGGCGTAATCCAGGGAAATATGGCGCTTCGGCATCATATAACCATACATATTCATTCGCACGCGACTTCTACTCTGTGCCACAGTATTGGGGAGCACTTCGCTGGATTGTCAGAGGTTCGGAGATTCCGACAATCTTTAAATATGTGACGGACAACGGGATAAATCTTGCGTACCACATCCACGCCCCTAACGAGTATTGGGACACCAAACGCGATACTCTGAAGAACATTCATCCGGACTGGGACGACGCGAGGGTGGAAAAGGAAATCAGCACTCTCACGTCGGAGCTTCTGACGCAGCTTACGGAGGTGCTTTCGGGCAAGGAGAACGCCGGGAAGTTTTTCTACACGGTGGATATTCCGTCTGAGAACGGCAGCGGGGCTGTGTCGTGGAAGATTGAGGCGATTGACCAGAAAATCAAGGATTTTGTGGATTCGCAGCTCAAGATTTCAGAGGCTTCAGCATCGGCCATCACCTCCGGAATGGGACTACATCCGTCTTTGAGTAACGTGATGGTGAACGGCAAGCTGGCTTCGGGTTCTGAGTTGCTGTATGCCTTCAAACTCTATCTTCTTTCAGACACGGAGATTGCCTCAAATTGCATTCTTGAGCCGATTAACCAGGCGATCGCATTCAATTTCCCGGGACGTAACCTCAAGCTGGCTTTCTATCACCAGACGATTCAGGCGGAGGAGGCGGTTCCGACTGACGAACGAGTTAAAAATCAATAGTTATGCTGTTTGACAAAGTACAGAATGGTTCAGAAGAACTGAACTCCCTGACGGGTCAGTGGTTCGCATCCACGCCCTTCTATCTCATACGCACCGAGATTGATTTCGCCGCGCAGGAACTCGGCTCTGTTGTCGGCTCAGAGGTGGTTGAAGCCGCTGAAAAGGCCTATCTTGGCGGCACAGACCCCGATTTTGTGGATGCGGTGCGGCTTCCGGTGGCTTTTCGTGCGATTGCACGCTATGCGCAACTTTCGGGCGTGAGCCACGAGGGGACGGGGCGAAAGGTGAAGATGGATGACAATGAGAAGATGCCGTTCGAGTGGATGATTGACCGGGATGACAGGGCTATGCTTGACCGCTACTACAGGGCTCTCGACTCTCTTTTCCGCTTTCTGGAGAAAAAGCAGACAGCAAGTTGGCTGAGCTCACCGGTGCGTGACCTTGTCGGACACTGCATCGTCAGAAACCTCAATGAATTCGAGAGATTCTACCCTGTGGACGGCAGCAGCTATGCATTCCACCTCTTTGTTCCGCTCATCGTCGAGGCACAGGAGAACGCCGTGGAGCCTTTTGTCGGCGAAGAGGTCTGGAAACGCATCTATCCGGAGGTGGCAGAGGGTGATGAAACGGCGATGCGTCTTCGTAGCAGAGCTGCGCTCCTTTCCGTTCTCACGGCCCTTGTGACAGCTGCGCGAAGATGGTCTCTTGACATCCTCCCTCTTTCGGTAGCGCGGCGTTTCAGCCCGTCGTACCAGGGCAACCGCGAAAGCAGAGCGGCCGAAACACGGGAAATCGACTGGTTCATCGAGAAGACGACCGCTCAGATTGCACAGGTGAAGGACGACCTGAAGAAGCTTGCAGGAACGGCCGGCGAAGCCTGCCTGCTACCCGAGAACGATCCTGCGAACAAATTTGCAACAGTGGTATGACGGAGATTGGGATATATGAGACCGGGGAACGAGTTTCGTTGCCCTCGTCATGGGATGAGATGACTCCAGAACAGGTGCAGTTTGTGTTCCGGACTTATGGCGAGTGCATCCTGCGCTGCGGTTCTCCGCTGGAGTTCAACGTCAGAGTGCTCAGTCATCTTCTGGGGCTGCGCTTTTCACTGAGGACTGCGCTTGTGGAGAGCCTTGCGGGCGATGAGGCGACACGGCTTGACGAAAATCTTGCGATGCTTTGTGACAGATGTTTAGGATTCCTTCTCGACGTGGAGCAGGAGACGCTCCAGTGTAGGCTGACCTTCGACTCCGTGACAAACCAGCTTCCTATGGTGAAGAGCGGACGTTTCCGTCTCTATGGCCCGGCTGATTTGCTACAGGACCTCACTTTCGGGGAGTTCAGGCACGCTGCCGTGGCGATGAATGCCTTTCTGCATTCCGGAAAGGTGGCCGACCTTGACGAGTGCATTGTCTTTCTCTACAGAAGGCGGTGCTCGCAGCCGAATAGGGCCGGACGGCGCGTAATCGCGGTAGATTCCTCGAACATCGAGAGGGAAACAATGCTTGTGGCGCGGATTGAACCATGGCAGAAAAACCTCATATTACTCTGGTTCGCATCCTGCCTCAAGTTTCTTCAGACGCAGGACATAGTCATCAACGGCGAGACGGTGGAACTCGGTCGTCTGTTTGCTGGCGACGGGGACGAGAAAGGAGGATACGGCTTCGGGTGGAACGACCTCGCGGTGCAGATTGCCAAGGACCAGACGATAGGCAACATCGAACGCGTGGATGAAGAACCGCTATTCTCCATTCTCGGCATAATGTGGCACAATTTCAAGGAACAGAAACGATATGAAGCGATTTCAAAGACTCATTAGCCTCACAGAATATATCGAGGGCTTTTCCCTTCCTGACATCAGCCCCATCGTGACAACGGCGCAGGCGGACGCCACCTCGAAGCTCCAGCATCTTTCTGGCGCTCAGGTGCTTGTGGCGCGTCCGGAATGCCGTCAGCAGGGCGACTCGGATTCCTACAGCTCCGTGCTCTCGACGGCGTTCTTCGTCGTTGCCAAGGGGCTCGGCCCGGCAGGCACTCCGGAGCGCGAGCGGAAACAGTATGGCGAACTTCTCGACATTGCCTCACAGATTGTCGAGCGGGTGGCCGCCGATTCCACCGCCGGCACCTGCGGGCTTCTTTCGGGGATATCACTCGCGTCCGTCGAGATTGTCCCTGAAGCCTCCATTTTCGGCGGCTGGCTCGGTTATAGTGTTGAACTCACATTCGAGTAGGAACTATGTCGGTGAAGGCACGTTTCATACGCAACATTCTGGAGGAAGAGGGGGAATCGATGCTCCGCCGTCAGGGCACCGCCATCCTCTCAAAGCTGGAAACGCGCACCGGCACACTTGAACGGTCGCGTTCCGTCTCCGTCGCGTCCGCCTCAGATTCGTTTGACGGCAAGATGACATTCCAGCACGTCGCCTACGAGCGCTTCCTCGACCTCCGCCGTCTCCACTACGGCTCCAAGGTGGTTTCCCGCCGCCGCAGAGTCCACAACCGCTATGTCTTCGGAGCCTACTCCCGCATCGCCGAACGCCTGATGTACGAATTCACCGACGAAGTCACCCTCGGCCGTTCCATCATCGGGCGACAACCCTTCCGCCCGTAGGCTTTGTCACTTTTTTCA